ACTCTCAAGTACATCATATTTGTCTTCAGGGATTGTTACATAATGTTCTTCAAAAAGACCCTTCATTCCTTCAAGGAATGATTCGGTCATTTCGGTCTTAAGACCTTGCTCAACTGCGAGTGCGTTTTCTTCAAACCACTCGTCAGCAACATATTCAAGATAAGAATCGACACGCTCAGCGAGTGATTCTTTCATCTCTTCTACTTCCTCTAAAAGAGCAGCAGCATACTGCTCTTCCAAGGATTCTTTGATTTGAGCAACCTTAGTATTGATTGCGGCTTCAAAAATTGTTCTTGCTTTTTCTCTAAATTCTTCGGAGAGTTCTTCACCACCAAGGAGAGCATTAACATCTTCTTCGATATCATACTCTTCAGATTCTTCAACTACTTCATCAGTAGTCTCTTCTTCTTCCTCAATGACTTCTTCATCATCAAGATCTTCTTCTTCTTTCATGCCCCTCATTGGATCTGCTGCTTTAGCACCTTTGTTTACAACATCTTTAACTTGCTTAAGAGTACCACCTGGTTCTCTCAGCTTTGCTGAATCATCATCTGGACGATAGTTGTCGGGTGTAGGTCCTCCAAGATCTTCTACAGATGCAAGTTGAGAACCATCATTTTGTAACTTAGGCATCCCTTCTGCTGGCTTAGCACCAGCATTTACGGCAGTTTTGGATTGCTTAGTGCCTGCTTCCATTTCTTGTAATTGCTTGCCACGAGACATTTGAACTCTCCGTTTTTCCTGTATTAAAACTATATTTATTTATTAAATTAAAGATTTGACAAGAAATTATTAAATAATTCTAATTTCTTCTCGTCAAGTTGTTTTTGTGTAACAAGTGTGTTAATTTGCTTGTATGTTCTTTCAGCATACTTCTCACGAAGAATACCTCCATCCCATACCCACTCTTTACCTTCCATAATTCCCTCAACAAAAGCATCGGGAGCAGAAGGATCTGCTACAATATCAGCAGCAGTTGCAAGCATAAAATCATCACCAACAACATTGATTCCTTCTCTTGTCATTTTAAGTGAACCAATACCACGGGAAGAAACACCAAGTTTTACACCTTCTTCAATCAAAGAAGATGCAATCTTACCCATAGGTGTGTTAAGGATTTTTGCCTTACCGATAAAGTTAGATCCGCTTTCCTTCAAAGAAACGATCTTATGAGAAACTCTATCAAGGTTTACAGTTGGGCCATCAGGATGTCCCAGTTCTCCCAATGCTCTTCCCGCTTGAACATGATTTTCATTATATCTAGAAACCTCACGGCGAAGTGTCTCCATTGGATACATTCTACCATTACGATTTTTAATGTTCCCTTGAAGGAAAACACCTTCAATATACATTGATTTCTTGCCATTTTTTTGTTCGACAAGAAATTCAACTGATTCTATTTCTTCTCTGATAAGTTTCATCAGGATACTCCGCTTACTTGAACTTGTTGAACATAAAGAGAACCACTGCCAGATGCAGCAATAGCACCAACTTTGAAAGATCCCCTTAATTCAGCATAGTTTGTTCCGGCATTTGGAGCATTATATGCTGTTAAAATACCAGAGGTATCATGATTTACGGTGATTCTTGTGCTATAATATCCACCAACACTTGATGAAGTGTCTACAGAATCTACAATTTTATGAGTAAAATTGAGATAAGATTGTGCTCCCAGAATAGTTAAAGAAACAGCATCTCCAACATAGAATGGTGATCCAGTTCCTTCTGGAAAATCAATAATGGTTTTAGTTCCAGTAGTGACGCCAACTACTCTTTGAGATGCTGGTTTTCCAAGACTAATTGTAGCCTCAGAATCAGATCTAACATAATAGTTTGCAGAAGTCGCGGTAGGATTAGTTCCAATTGCAACATGAGCAGGTGCTCCAACAGCGATTACTCTAAGAGAATCTGACTGATGAGAAATTTCACTTGATTGTGCATTGGTTCCTGTTATTGAAAACGAAGAACCACTTCCTACTGGTTTATGTGCCATTATTTTTACAAATCATTTATTAGTTATTTATAAATTTGTAATTATTCTTCCGCATCGAAATCTTCTTCTGCATCAAATTCTTGCTCTTCTACTTCATCTTCACCAAATAATGCATTTGATGCAATAGGACGAAAAGCATCAATTCTTTCCGAAGATTTTGTAAATAACAAATCTTTAATTTTGTCACTAATTTGCGAAGGTGATTCGTCAGTGACAATCATATCTAAAAGTTCTTCCATTTAACTAATTCAATAGATAACTAAAGGTATTTATATCTCACCACCCTTGGGTAGTTCTGGTGCTTCTACTGTAGAAGCATCAATTTCTGGTTCCATAACAGGTTTACCAAGATCCATATCAGACATAGAATCTAATGGAGCTCCAGTTTGTGGGTCTACAGGAGCATTTGGATCTGGAATAATACCTTTTTTAATTTCCTCCTCAATCAATTTATCTTGCTCTAAAATTTCAATGTCAGTTTGACGAAGAATCTTGCGTCTTACATAATCCTGAGAAAAATACTTGCCAACATATGGTTCTGCAGTTTGAACCATTGTTAATCTTTCATTTAAAAGTTCTGCATCTTTTAATTCGGAGAAATGATTATCATACAAGAAATCATATTGAATGTGCTCACTCATCACCTCCCAATCTTCAGGCGTAATTATGTTTTTAAGAATTAATTGAGTCTTCAACATATCATTAAACATATTTGAAAATCTTTTTCTTAACCGCCCAACAAACTTAGTAAACTTGAGTTCGTCTCTTAGAATCTCAGAAGATCTCCCCAAGTTAAATCCACCTTCTCCATCCATTCTTGATGGTGGAACATTGAGAGAGCGATAGAGTTTCTTTTTAAAATACTCAATATCGGTGATTTCGCCAAGGTTTTGTCCACCAGGAAGTGTTGAGATTTCTGTTCCTCTTCCACCTTCTCTTCTTGGAAGCCAGAAATCCTCAAGCATTGCCATATATTTTTTATCATCACGAATCTCTCCAGTGTTCGCATCGTACACTAATTTGTTACGATAACGCATCATAACATCACGGAGATATTGTTCTGCTTTTACTTTAGGTAGATTACCAACATCAATGTAGAAAATTCTACGCTCAGGGGCACGGGACAATCTGTAGATAACAAGACTATCTTCAATCATACGAAGTTGATTGAGAGACTTGATCGCTTTGTGAAGATATGAAAGAGTTGATCCCTTATTTCTATCTACAAGGCCTGATGTGCAGTAAGTGATTGCATCTTTTGCAATTTTGATTCCCTGAGATGCACCAGTTTGCATTGGATTGCCAGTAGGATATACTGACTTGGGATTGTAAATAAAATATTCTTCGATTTCTGGAAAATCATAATCCATAGGATTATCACTTCTAAATCTCTGTATTGAACTTCCCTTATCATTTTTTGGTTTCTTACTCTGCCTTACATAACGCATTTTCATTGCGTCAATGTAACGAAGTTCCTGAATTCCTTCTTGTGGATTTTTTAAATCAATAATTTTATGATAATATAATCTACCATCAATATACCAATTTCTATAAATTTCGTGAGATTTTTTATCAAAATCTAAAAGATCAAGAATATATTTAAATTCTTGACGAATCTTTTTCTTAATACCGTCACTAGCATTAAGATTTGAAAGCTCAATTTCTACAGGAGTATCATTTGTATCAGAGACAATTGCTTCATTCACAATATCCTCAATAGCACTGTCACATTCTGGATGAAGTGCCATTTCACGATATCTTTTTATTAAATCAAACTCAGTTCTATAGACTCCTTCAATGTCAACATAAGAACCAAAAAAACCACTACTCATATAGTGGTCAACCCCGTCCTCATTATTAGGAGGAACGGGGGAAACCGCCGTAGGAGATAGTGGTTCAGTGTTCTCTATCGAGAACCCAAATAATTTTGCCATTATTAATTGTCTAACTTTCTACTATTTATCAACTAATTTCAACTTCGTTTACATTAGATCCTGTAGATTGTGCTGACTCACCTACACTCCAATATTGAACTTGGAAATCAACGGTAAATTCTTCAATCGTATCACCAGTATCATATGACAGAGCAATTTCAGAAATATTAGTTGGGAAAATATCATAGAACTTGTAAGTTCTAAGAACAGAATGCTCTCCACCCGCATTAGATTGAGAAGCAATGGTATTTCCTCTACCCAGTTGTTGTACAAATGCATTAGTCATATAAGAACCGGGATTAGTAACACCAGTGTTATCATCTAACTTACTAATTATATTCATCCACTGCTCAAAAGCAGTTCTTAATCTGAAATCTTCATCATTGATAATTGTAACAGTCCAAACATCAAATGTTCTGTCACCGGCAACTTTTAAGACTCTTCCTCTGAAAGGAACTGCAATTTCAGCAATGTTTGATGCTGGAAGAGCAGCTGCTTTACACAAAAATCTAAAAAGTCCTTGTTCCGCATCATCTCCAGAATTCCATACTCCAGCATCAACACCAGCTGGAAAGGAAGGGATCGAAACCTCAAATAGATTTGGTCTTGCTCCTCCTCCCGCTAGTTTTGATTTAAATTGTGAGATCGTTCTTGCGTCAGCCATTTTTAAATTCCTCCTGTTTAATTAGTTATACGATCAAACTCTTCCAGCAACTTCAGAGAAGCTGACGCCAGTACGAGTTGCAACAAATGTTAGAGTTATGTAATTAATTGATCTTGTTGGTTTCAGGAAGATGTCAGCTCTAAACTCGTTGTTGTCTATGACATCTGGAGTGTTGTTAGTTTCGTCACAAATGACTAAGAAATCAACAACTCCTCTCTTTGCTTGAACATCACGAAGATATGGTTCAACAATGTTTACAAAATTAGTTCTTGTGTTTACATCATTGAGTTCAAAAAGTTGAGCATTTGCTGCTCTTTCAAGTGCTTGTTCAACTGTGAGGAATAGACGACGAACATTAATTCTATCGAATGCGGAAGCATAACCAAGTCCAGTTTTATCACCGAAGAGTATGATACCAGCTCCTGGTTGATTTACGATTGAATTAACTCTTGCTCCATAAAGAAGATCTCTTTGAGATTTATTTGGACTATATGCAAGTTTAATTGCATTATTCAGAACTCCTCTCTGTTGACCAGCTGGCGAGAACCAGGGGAAGGCATTTAAATTTGTTCTTGCCATCAATCCAGCAATATCTGCATTACAAGGAACATATCTAAAAAGATTATTAAATCTATCATAAGTATACTTATATCCACTATCAAATACCGCATATGAAGAAGATGACAGAGGACTAAAGAATCTCAGAATATTGTTAGTTTGAGTTGTTGTATTGGTAAGATCAACAACATTCGCTCTATGTGGTGAAATGACTGCCATGCAATCTTTTCTTCCTTCAACAATTGAGATTAACTTGTTTGCTTTTGCTTGAGAATCAGACTCTGCAGCAAGTCCAGGACCCATTATTAAGAAATCAACCGCAATTTCATCCTTATTAGAGAATAAATCATATGCAGTATTCAGACTTGAAAGAGTTGCAGTCATTCCACCAGCAGCAGAATAGTCAACTCCACCAGTTAAAGTATAAGTTACATTACCAACAGCACTGAAAGTAATTCCCTGTGCATTTTGTCCCCAAAGTCCTTGTGATGTAGTATACTTGGTAAATGCAGTTGAAAATCCTGTAGCAACTGGTTCTGTTCCGTGATAAGCATCTGCGGCAGAAGATGGATTCTTACCTGCATAAATGTTATTGGAGAATTGAGCCAGATAATTTTTATACCAAATTTTTTGTGGAGAGTTTACATTAGATAATGCATCAATTGATTTGGAAAGACTCAGATGCTTCTCAAGAATATTTCCTTGTATTCCAGTTACAGATCCAGTGTCATCAACGACAACAACATGGAGAGCATCGTTTTTACCTTGCCTATCAAGAGAATAGTTGTTAGTTACTGGTTTTGGTGCAATTGATCTCCAGAAAACAGTTGAATTCGTTAATCCAAGAGTTTGTTGATCATACCAATCAACAACTGTTACTGCACTTGTTCCAGTTTGTCCAAGAGCACCGGTGTTAATACCGGAATTGTTTACAAAGAAAAGAGTATCGCTAGCTTCAATGGAAGAAACTGGATCACTATTTGAATAAGAGATTTTTGTTTCGGTTCCAGCAGAAGAAACTCTGGAGACGATTTTAATATCTATACTACTGGATCCATTTGTTGCATCAGTTGAAACTCCAGTAATAATTCCTTTCAAATAACCATTGAATTCTGAAGTTGTTCCTGCTCCAGGAATAACAGCACTGGAAAGAGCGGTAGTAACGCCAAATCCAATCTTAGCACCTGCGTTTCCAAGGTCTGTTGTTGTAATTCCAATCGTTTGATCCGCAAGATCATCAATTGTACAAATCTTTAAATTGTCGGCCCATTTTCCAGGATTCTTAGATGCATATGTAAATTGAACAGCATCAGATGAATGATTGGTATTATAATCGTCAAAATTTTTAATTTTTAGATTGGTAGTCGCTGCATATCCTACAGCAGCATTTGCATTATTGAGGGTGCTTCCATCAACTCTAGCGACTTTTAAAATACCACCATAAGAAAGATAAGAGGATGCGCTCATCCAATACTCATATTGAGAGTCTGTTGAAAGTGGTTTACCAAAGGTGTTGATTAATTCTTGCTCGGTAGTAATTTCAATAGCCTCTTCAACAGGACCTATTGCAAATGGACCAGCGATAGCGCCAATGTTATCCAACACATTGTCAGCTCTTCCTACCGTTAAGTCAACCTCCCTAGTAAGTACTCCAGGAGATAATTGAGGAGTCGCCATTTTTTTCTCCGTGATCTCAGTTTATCTGAAAATATTTATTAAATAAATGTTTTTCAATGGGGAAACATAGCGCGAACTACCAATCAGGATATTCCCATTTATCAATAACTCTTGACACCATCTTATTCAAAACTACTCTTTTTATGGTACATTCTTTACATTCATATGAGTAAGAAGATGCAACTGGACCCCTATCTTTACGAGTTCTGTAAAAACTATCAATTAAATTTTTTGTTTCGCCACAAGTTCTACATTTTCTATCAGTAAACAATAAATGCCCTAATTTAATCTGCCCATCTAATTCCATTACATATACTCCCACATGTAAGATCTATCTCCATATTCATCCGTAAACCATCTATCACCATCATTATCCACAAAACTGTCAGAATCTAACCCATCAGAAATAAATCCAAACGGTGACATATCCTGTTCAATTTGATTTTTCTGCTCTTCATATAATCTCTTACGAACATCTTGATCCGTTAGTTCTTTAAAGTAATCCTGTGCAACTAACCAGGCATAAATTACGAGACACATTGCCAAGTCATCATTACATCCTTCTTCTGCTTCAAATGAATTGTGCTTAGAAATAAAGGTTGTCAATTCGGAAATAATTTCATAATCATTGAAGATTAGTTTATCTTCTTCAATCATTGTTTTAAGATTGAGAGATCCGACTTTCTTCACCGTTTTGGACATTTTGACACCAAGTTGAGTTTTCTTTCCAGAAAACCCTTGACCAACGATTTGCCCTGCTCTTCCTCTCATTGAACACATTAAAAGATTTTGATACTCCAAATCATACTGAAGAATGCTTGCAACCTGATCTCCAATATCATTTACCTCACAAAGTATAAATGCATTATTATAACTTTTTGCCATTTCATAAATTATGTTTGGAAATATCATTGGTTTGATTTCATTATTTCGATATTTTGCAACAACCCTATGTGGAAATTGTGTAATA